ACTATAGATTGATTTGATAATAAGGGTCTCAGTGTTCATAGAGTCTGTTGATGAGAAGTTAGGCACTGTATTCTGACCACCACCAGATGCAGATGATGTTGGCGTTGCATAAGCAGGAACTTTTGGTTTTGAATCCTGTATAATAGTATTACTACTAGTTTTTGGTCTTGGACCAGGTGCTTCTCTTCTTGGTTTAGGTTTTACAGTAGGAGAAGTAACAGGTGCAGAACCTGTCTCAACTGGTGACTTAATCAATGATCCTAATTGAACTTGTGCTGTCTCGTATCTTCTTAATTGATATTGAATATTTTCAGTGACATTTATACCTTCAACATTAGTTCCAACAGATGCACTTAGAACTCTTGATCTCTGCCCTTCACTCATACTATCAAAGACAGATTTATTAACATCAGATACTCCCTCAAGTTTAACCTTAGGAGTTGTTGATGGCATCAAATTTTGGTCAGATGAAGCATCATTAGCGGTTGAACTACCAAGAAATTGTTTAATCTTGGATCTCATTGCATTGCCACCAGCAGATTTGACCTGCTGAGTGGAGAAGAATCCACCTGGATGATTATATGGTCCAGGAGTAAGTGAATCTAAATCCCATCTTTGCACAGGAGAACTTAACTTACCATCTCTTACACCTTTTCTTTCAATCTCACCATGAGTGAATACATTTTTGTCAACATCAGAAGCAGTCTGACCATATGATTTCATCAATGCTGCTGCTTCTTTTGCCATAGCATTTGTTTGAGCATTGGTCAATGGATTTTCCTTCCATCCTCTAGCATCACTATAATAACTTTTAGTCATTCCCTTATGACCCATTGCAGCAGCAGCAATTGCCACTGAATTACCATTATATCCACCTGTCCCATCATTATTATCAACACCATATGATGCTGTTCTCATTGGTTTACCACTTCCATCAAAGACTTGATGATATGGACCAACATTTTGATTGTGATATCCACCAGTCCAATGGAAGAATATCTTTCTCTTCTTAGCATTTGGTGGATTACCTGCTGTTCCTCCTACCAATCCACCACCTGAAAATCCTTGTATTCCTTTATTATCTCTTGGTTTATTTGTGCCACCACCAGCAGCATTCATAGCAAGTAAATTACCAGCACCATATTTACTTACAGCGCCTTTACTCATAACAATCTCACCAGGTTGAGCAGCGATTAATTGTGTATCTGCTCCAGCACCTGTGATATTAATACTATTATTTGTTACCTGTCCACCACCAGAGAATGTTTGAACTGGTGGTGCTTGTTCTTGATTCTCAGGTCTTATTTTAAATGGATCATACATTGGAATCTCAGGTATCTTAGGTATTTCCAATGTTGGAGATTCATCTGGTATATTTTCTAATGGGTCAGCACCAAACAGACCTAAGACATCATTAATTCTGTCTTCAATAAAATTAAGTGATGCATGAATTGGACTTAAAATAAAATTATTGATTGGACCAAATACAAATGTATTGAATCCATCTATGAATCCATTGATTCCTCTAATGATACCATTAAAGAATCCTAAGACATTATTCAATGCATCTACAAAAGGTTGAAGTATCTTCTTTGGATCTTTCAACACCTTCAATAAGAAAAGAAGAGCACCACCTAGTAATATATTTTTAAAGAAGTCCATCAACATATCAAAGATTCCTTTGACAGGTTTGACTGCTTTCTTTCCTAGATTCTTATCATCAACCCCAGACTTCTTACCTTTACTCTCTAATACTTTCTCTCTACTTACTCTTCTTTCTCTTGCTTCAGCAGCATCCTCTTCTCTTTCTTCCTTCTTACCAAGCAAAGCTTGCTGTTTCAAAGTTCCAAGGATGCTCTCCATTGTACTTTGAAGATTATCAAGGTTTGGAACTATGTTTTCCAATCCCTTTGAAACTTGTTCTTTAAACTCTTGATCATCTTCTCCACCTTGTAATTGCTGTGCAGGAGGAAGCATCAACATCTGAGGTTTAACACTCTGTGATGGTTTTGATTTTATCTCTGTTGGTTCTAAAAATTTATTATTTAATCTCTCAGATTTTTTTCTTGTCTCCTCTGTTTTTTGAACAAACTTCTTTACATCTATTTTCTTTTTCTTCTGCCCCTCAGGGACTTTGAATTTCTTTATTCTTAAAAACTCATTAGTAAGATATGAAATGTCACCACTATCCATATCACTGCCACCCATTCTGACAGCAGCAATTTTTTCCTTAAGTAGTGTTCTATATGTTTCAAAGTCTATATCACTGGCATCTTCTACACCAAGATATGTGCGCAAAATACCCTCATTAATTTCTTTTTCCAAATTAGATGGGGTAGTTGTTGCCATTACTTACTCTTTGCCCTTTCCTCTTCTTCTTTAAGATGTTGCTCAAGTAAAATGGTATAAACTTCCCTCTCCCAAGGGATCATATTTTCAATCTCAGTCAATGAGTATTTATGGTACTGCATCAAGGCAAAATTCAGTTTATAGTATGACATCATATCCATATGTGCCATGCCTATGCGAAAAAACTTGAGAGTCCCTCCAGTGTGACTTTATTCTTTTTCTTGGTCTTTGGATTTTTCACATCAATAGTGTGAGAAAGTTTTGGCATTGTACTAAAGAATTTTTCAATCTCTTTAAACTGAGTTGAATTCAATTGCTCAAGGAATTCTCTTACTTCCTGAGGACTTACATCACCAGTGGAATAAACTTCTTCCTCACTATAGATCTTATCAATACAAGTTCCAATGAGATCAAATGATTGATCCAAGTCTGGACTTTCAAATTCAAAATTATTCTTAATGAATTGATCAAGAGAAGGATACTTCATATCCATATAATATACATCATCAAGTTTCACAGTCTTGGTATGATCTTCATTTGTGACAACTTGAATATCATCCAGATTAATTGATACCTTTACCTCAGTCTCACCATCATCTGGACAAACAATATTAACATCCACCACCTCTCCTACAGATTTTCCTCTGATATTCAAGAAGAGATATTCAATATCAAATGTTGGTAACTGATCAACCTTGACATCCTTAGTCAAAATACAATCAGAAATAACTGCTTTGATTGCTGATGTAATTTGTTGTGAGTCCTCTGACTCAAGTGCAATCACAAGTAGTTTTTCTTCCTTGACAAGGAAAGGTCTATAACTAATTGTTTTTCCTGATGAAGGCAAATCCAACTCAAATGTTGGTGTTACAATTTTTGGTAAAGGCATAATATCCTATAAAAAAATCAGTGTGAATATTTAGCCAATGTTTTGAGACCCTAGATTAAGTTCTGGATTAACCTTTCCATCACCTGGTTTGAAGTTAAGGAAGTTCTGTGAAAGAAGAAAATTACTAAGACTAGAAAGAGGACTTTGTTCTTTTCCTACATCTTTAGTCTCGCCTGGATTGTATGGTTCAGTCACATATCTGACAAATGAGAAGTTCACTGTTAGTTTGAGAAGATCAGTTGCACCATAACTGATGTCCATTGGGTTCATGGAGATAGGAAATCCCTGAATTAAAGTGTATTTGATACTTTGTTTTGTTGAAATATCTCTTTCAAATTTATATAATTCAATTAGATTTTGAGATCTATAACCTTTACCCAGTTCACCAGGATCAGAATCAGGATAGTTCATCCTAAATCCATTTCTAAAGTTCTTATAGTTATCATTACTACCTCTATCAGTAATTTCCTTACCAGCAATATAATCCATCCAACCCTCAAAGAAGTGAAGGGTTTTATATTCAGAGTCAACAATCATTGACACAGACATTGTGTCATCATACATCCTTCTATATGCCATCTTCTCACTAACACCCATGAAGTCTGACTTCACATCATGAGTAGCAAATGATGAACCAGGAAGAGTTGCATCAGTACAAGAAAGGTTGATTCTTTCTTGCAAGACTCCATCACTAACTGCTACACCTTTTTGTTGTGCAATATGTGTTCTTACTGCAGCTGGCAGATTAATTGACAGAAAGTATTGTGAAGTTGTTGCATTGTGCAGCAACTTTTGTCTCAAACTCTCTGTAGTGTACTTTGATATCCCTGCCATCTATAAATAAGATGATTACCATACTATGTAGACAGAAAGTGGGGCAATCTATAAAGACAAAATATAAACCCACCAACCCAGACAAATACATGGGCAATCCTAACAATATTATTTGTAGGAGTTCATGGGAAAGAAGGTTCTGCAAGGAGTGTGATACTAATCCTAGCATAAAAAAGTGGGCAAGTGAAGAGTTCTCAATCCCATATGTATCACCTGCTGATGGTAAGGTTCATAGGTACTATCCAGACTTCTTAATTGAGAAGACTGATGGCAAGAGATATATCATAGAGATAAAACCTGACAAACAAACCAAACCACCTGAGAAGAAGAGTAGAGTCACCAAGTCATACCTATATGAATGTGCAACTTTTGAGATAAATAAAGCCAAGTGGAAAGCAGCGTCAGAGTTTGCCAAAGATAATGGTATTGAGTTTCAGATAATGACGGAGAATCAAATCTTCCCAGAAAAACATCATACTAGGAAGAACTATGGAACAAGAGGAGTATCTAGAAAGCGCAGAAAATAGATTAGAGTATGTTGTAGATGATATCATCAACAAGTCATCTGCTGATGATAGAATGATGGCTCTTCTTGAAGTGCTAACAGAGACAGAAGTTGTTCCTGATGTTGGAAGATACTACACATTTGTGTATCAACCAAAGACACCAAGAATAAAATATGATCAGAACCCATTGATTGCTTGTGTGTCTATTGATAGATGGGGGTTTAAAGGATTGAATTATCATTGGGGCAAGTTTAGAAACTATACCTGGAATGAAGTTGTGGGTAATTTGCATGTGATATACCCACTTGAATTAAGGGATGCTAGATCCATTCCAACTCAACATTTCCTAATAAATACTTAAATGCAAGGATGATCAATGCCATCTACAAATAACAATTCTGGTTGGAATAAGAAGAGTGGTAGTGACACCATCTATGAGACTACCATGTCTTTAAGTAAATTTGATGATCCTAATAATCCAATTGATAAAAGAAAGGGACAAGTAATAGCAAGATTTGATGTAAAGACAGGACAGATAACACTTTCTGAAAAGACTAGTTCTGGTGAGACATTGATGTCAACCCTTGATGCAGATGGTTCTCAATTATTTCAGAGTGGCAATACTTACACAACCTACTTTGATGCAAATAAATCAAGCATTAGAGGAAGACAACTTGAGCAAGTTCTGGATTTAACAAAGAATGAATTTGTTACCACAGCAAAAAAAGAATTAGAACCTTCAGAGTTTCAAAATTTAAAAGAAACTGAAAGATATAAATCAGTTGGAAATGATTCAGAAACAGATCCTGATAACCCACAAACATCACCAGTAGATCCTGGTGCAGATCAAATGGGGAAGTATGGATATAGAGATCCAACACAAAAAGGCAAAGCAATACCTGAAGGAAAAAATGTACTCAGATATCCCATATCAGTTCCTGAACTTGGATATGATTTCATCAGAATAACTGCATATGAATATACTGCTGGTGGGAGACAAGCCCTATCACTCAGTCAAAAATTGAGTGCAAAGAAAAGAATTGTAAGAGATGCAACTAAAAAGGAGACAGTGATTCTCCCCATGCAACCTAACTTTTCTGAATCAAATGCTGTTAGTTGGGGTGGAGACAATCTAAACCCACTTCAAATGGTTTTGGGCAGAGCTGCCATGGGAGGTATAGAAGGGATAGGAAATATTGCCACTCCTGGTAAAGCACTAGAGATAATGGGTGGAGCTTTAAAAGATGTAGGTGCTGATCTTCAGGAAATGTTTAAGGATCCTCAGTCTGAATCAGCATTGATTGCATACTTTGCTGGACAAGCAGTTGGTGCAAACATCCTTGGCAGAACTGCAGGAGTAACACTCAATCCCAATCTTGAACTTCTCTTCAAAGGTCCTAACCTGCGTACATTTAATTTTAATTTTAGATTTACTCCAAGGTCAAAGAAAGAAGCACAAGAAGTAAAAGAAATAATCAGAGTGTTCAAAAAGAACATGGCAGTTCAGAGGTCAACCTCCAACCTATTCCTTTTGACACCTAGAGTATTCACTTTGGAGTACATATATAATGCTCAAGGTGAAAGTGCTGGTCAGATACATCCCTATTTGAATGTATTCAAACCAATGGCAATGACCAATCTTAATGTTAACTACACTCCTGATGGAACTTACATGACATACAATGATGATGGTTCACTTACAGCATATGATTTGCAGATGAGTTTTGGTGAACTTGAACCAATCTATGCTGATGAGTTTGATGATCCAGATGATGATGCTATTGGATCATACAGCGAACATAGAAACATGGGTTACTAAAAATGTCAAACTACTTCTCTTATCTTCCTAACTTTGATTATGTAAACAGGATTCCTAGTGAGCAAAATATATCCTCATACACAGAGGTAAAGAATCTCTTTAAGAGAGTGAAGTTGAATGATAAATTATTTCAAGACTTAACTAACTTCACCACTTATACAATTCGTGGTGATGAGAGACCTGATAATGTTGCCCAAAAAATATATAAAAGTTCTAATTATGATTGGATTGTCCTTCTATCAAACAATATTATAAACATTCAAGATGAATGGCCAATGACTAATAGGGCATTTGAACTCTACATGAATAAGAAGTATGGTGTAACTAACTATGATGCCTTCCATCATTATGAGTCTATAGAAGTGAAGGACTCAAGTAACAATTTTATTGTATTAAAAAAGGGACTTGAAGTCCCTTCTGATTATTCTATTACATTCTATGATGGTGCTATGGGTAAGATGAGAACCATCACAGATACAAATGTAGGTGTTACCAATTATGAGTATGAAACAAGAATTCAGGATGATAAGAGAACTATTTACTTGTTAAGACCTGATCTTATTCAAACTGTCATAAGAGAAATGAAAGAATTGATGAAGTATAAAGATGGTAGCACCCAATTTGTAAATCGCCAACTAGTGAAAGGGGAAAATATAAACCTATTTTAAAAGACTATAATAGGTTGCAATTACGAGGAGGGTGAGACACCCTCTCTCATAAGTCCATTTCATGAGTCAGCAAGTTTTGCGAAGTAAGACATAGCGTCATCATCATCGTCAGAAGCAGTGGGTGCTGAGTCAGGAGTTTTTGATGCTTGGTAAGAATCTTCAAGCTTCCTGAGCACTTGCTCTTCTGTGACAGACTTCTGTTCTGCTGCTGCGTAGTTATCATATTCAGTTTCCTCTGCTTGTGGTGCTGGACGTGTTGATTTCTTTCCAAGTACATAATCAAGACGCTTCTTCAGTTCATCATAGGTCTTGAACTGATCAGCAGCAGTAAAAGCACTGAGTGAATACTGCTTCTTCCAGATACCCTCAAGGGCATCATCATCATCCAGGAGAGGACCAGGACGATCAAACTCAGAGGAATCATAGTTCCAGTAACCAGCAACCTTTTTCAACTTCAGTTTGAAGTTAGCACCTTGCCAGAAGTCAAAAGGATTGATAGGAGTCTCATCCTCAAACTCAGGTTGCATAGCAGCCATGATCTTATCAAAGATCTTCTTACCAAACTTGTAGAGGAACACACCTCCTTCATTCTGTGGGTTGGCAGGATCTTTGACAACATAGATGTTGGCATAGAAGGACAGTTTGCGCTTTTGCTTACGCACAATGTCCTTATCAGATTCATTCCCACTGTTCCAAAGTTCCCTGTTCAGTTCTCCTACAGGATCTTTTCCTCCCACAGTGGTCAGGGAGTTTTCAATGTACCATCCACCAGGTCCTTGGAAGGCATGAGAGAAGAGTTTTACCCAAGGAAGATCTTCTCCTTCAGGAGCAGGGAGGAAGCGAATAACTGCATACCCATTACCTGTCTTGTCCATTTCTGGTTTCCAAAGGCGTTCATCTGCACCTCCACCAGTATTGTTCATCTTCTCTACTTCTTTCACCAACTTATTAGTGAGTGATCCAAGGGAAGACTGCTTTTTAAGGTCTTTAAAAGACATTGTATTCTCCGTATTAGATGTATTTGGTCTGTGTCCTTTAGCTTGGTAGAGGATCAGGCAGCCTCAATATAAGGTATTTAGGTGAGGAAGTCAACCCTCTCTCTGGATGGTCTTCTTCATGTTTGCAATCATAGCATTCATATTAGAGAACACCGTAGCCAGGTCAACATCTGCAGGAAACCCAATCATAGTTGCCTCCTTCATGATGTTTTCTTTCATTGATTTTGCCTGAGGATCATCAGACAAACTGAGTCTGGTGTAAAGAATCTTTTGTTTATTCAAAAGATCTTCAAGCATTTCTACATGCTCAAGTTTCTCTGCATTGTTCATGGAGTGAAACCTAAAGACACTGTTATAGATTTTTTCTTGGAGGTCAGTAATATCCTGCATCTCCTTCTTAACAAATTCTGATTCGAAGAAACTCATACTACTATACTCTTAAGAATTTTTCTATACTTGATAACATCAATATGTAGGAAGGAATCATACTTTGACATTCTCATGGAAAGAAACTTCCACACAGGATCATCAAGTTTTTTGTCAAAGTTATTTTTGAATCCTATAATCTTATTTAATAGGACAAGGGATTCAAGAGAAATATTCTTACCAAGATGTTCCTTCACAATTAGAGGATGTTTTGTACCTTCAATATGAAACATCTCATCAAAGTTCTTACCAGCAAAGACATTCTCAATCTCAGACTTGAATGTATAACTCAGAGACTGAAGTCGCTTCTTCCAGTCTGTGTAGTTTTGTTCTCCATTTCTGACGATCTCTCCAATCCAAAGAGACTGCGGATCATCACAACTGACAAAATTACTAACAAAAAACTCAACCACTTCTGCATCATCCTTCTGCCTGCTCAGTTTTTCAAAGAAGTATCTGTCACGTCTTTTGTAGAAACTTTCCAAAGAAGCACGTGACTTGCCACCATACCTATGGTAGTCATACTTCTCTTTTGTAAAGTGGTTTTTTAAACCAAGATAAGATTTGTAGGCATCAAAAGGAGTCACCTTGGGAATCATAATGGGAGTTTAGCATGACTAGTTTTCTTGAGGAGGTTCAGTTCCATTGCCTCACACTTCAATTTTTCCTTCAGGGGTTTGGACATCAACTTGGGAACTGATTCAATGTCCACACTATTCTTCTCACAGAAGAATACAATTGCATCAATGTATGACATGTCTTTATTGTCATGCGCAATCTTCTCTATCTCTTCAGCAAATTTCTTTGAAGAGTAAAACTTATTTTCAATAAGTTTATTGATACTGTCTTCAGTTGACTGCGGCATAATCATGCAATTTATATTCAACAAACTCTCTAATATATTTTGAGAGTAAATTGATGTACTTTCTCTTGTCGTATTCCTCATAAACTTCAACCTCGCCATTTTCACATGACATAATAATTACAAACTTCTTCACCATTATACCAGTCATCTCATATAACATGCAAGCATAGGCTGCACATTGTACAAAGTGACTGTCAATCCATTGTCTTGGTTTAGGTTTCTTTGCTGTCTTGAAGTCAATGATAGCAAGTTCACCCTCATACTCAGCAATACAATCTACACTACCAGCAACACCCAGTTCATAACTGAATAGAGATTGTTCAATAGCATGTACATTATCTATCTTGTCCAGTGTAGGTTTTGCCTGGGCAAAAAGGTATTGCGAAAGTGGTTGGACTCTAGGTAGTGGTTTGTTGCAAAGATGATGCTCAGCCAGAGTATGCATGTCTGTGCCCCTAGATGTCGCCTGTTTGGTGACTCTGTTTGCTTCTTCATTTCCTACCTTTGCCCTCCACTCTCTGAAGATCTCACGCTGGTAATGACTAATAATAGAGGTGATAGATACTAGTTTCTTCCCATTGGGAGTATCATAGTATCTAACACCATCAATAGTCTCTCTAGTGAGAGTAGGGTAATCAATTTCAACGTGATTAAACATTACATACCTAGTTCTGTTTTTGCTACAATGTATTCTTTGACCAGTCCACTTCTACAAATGTCCTCTGGTCCAAACTCTACCATACCAAATGAGGGCATGTTCTTAAGAATACGAATGAAATCAATGATTCCATTCTTCTCATGGTTCTTAACCAAATCAGTTTGAGTAGCATCACCACAGAAATGAATCTTGGTGTTCTCACCTACCCTAGTAATGATTGAATCAAGTTCATGAAAGTTCAGGTTTTGGAACTCATCAATGATGAGAATTGCATTATCAAAGGTTGTACCTCTAATGAATGATGTACTCCAGAAACTGATGGTGCCTTGTGCTTTTAGATTTGCATAGAGCATTTCAAAGGCATTGTCATCAGGCATCTCAAACATATATTTTACCATATTCTTATAAGGAATCTGGTAGATGTCTGATTTGTCTTCATGATCACCAGGGAGGAAACCAATCTCTCTGGTGGGTACAAGAGACCTTACAATGTAGATCTTGTCATAAGGTGTCTTTGTATCTAGAACATCCTGGAGTGCATTGTAGAGTGTGATAAAGGTCTTACCAGTACCAGCACATCCATAAGCAACAGTATGTTGATCTTTTGCGTACTCATCAAAAAACAATTGTTGATTTTCTGTGAGTGGTTCAATCTTCTTGATGTAATCAAGATTGATTGGTTTCTTTCTTTTCATAACTCTATTGCTCATTCCAAATGGCACTGGATTACCAGTGCTTCCAATTCCAGTTTTAGATTTTCTTGGCATAGTGGTCTAGTCTACATCAAAAGCAGATTGAGTTGAAGATTCATAAGAACCTCTTTTTGCTAAGCGTCCAGAAATACCTCCAGACTTCTCAGCTTTCTTGAGAACTTCACCCCATCCAGGATTCTTGTTGACAAGTTTATCTCTCCATTCACCAACTTCAATCCCCATGCCTGGTGAATTTTCAGGAGTAAAATATCTTTCCCATTTAGGATTGTCCTCTTTCCACTGATCCCAATCATGGATGCTCATTACTACATCCTTCTTTTCACCAGTTTCTTTATTAAGAACAGGGTATGTTGCCATAAGTTTCCTCTGTTGTGTGTTTATTTATTAAGACCAGTCAAGTGCCTGTGCAATGACAGGAAATTGCTCTACAAAAATTGCCTTACAATCATTGGCAAGATCCATGTGCTCCTTCTGTGTACCATTAGCAGACCTCAGATCAATATAATGAACCCATGATCGCACTGAGCCACTCATGTACATTCTGGTTGGAACACACATGGGAAGCACATTACGAGCACACTCCTTTGCCACACCTCTTTCCAACATCTGTTGATAGAGTGCCATAGAAGAGTCAAACAGAGTCTGCATCTGGAGTTCCAGATTTTGTTTAACAAATGGATCTAAATCATCTGTACTATTCTGACGATTCTTAGTGTCCTGACGTCTCAACTCTGGAAGAGGGATCTTTTCCATGAGCAAAGATGAGTCAGCATACCTTTGTGAAAATTCTTGATATGTGAAGCTCCTATGACGCAGCACTTGAGCCGCAATGGCTCTGGTAGTTTCCAACTCAATGGTCATGAATGCCTGCTCAAAGATGCTCCAATGCTTGTGCTTGATGCAATACTTGATAAGACCTTCAAAGGAATCATTGCCCTGGTTAGAGGGGTTACTCACTCTGGCACAGTAAGCTATATGCTTTTCTGCATCTGGAGTAACTGAAATAAGTTTTGCTGTCATGTCTTCTCTGCTTTTCTAACTTTTTTGAGTTCTTTAATTTCTGCTTTGATGAGTTGGTAAGCCTCCTCTGCTGAGATTTTACCACCCATTTCCATACAGGTATAGACCTCAACTCTTGTTCCAAAGTGTTGAAGTGCTCTTTCAAATGTGTCTAGTTCTTCATACATGTTTAGTCTGGGTAACCATCATCGTCATTGAACACCTCATCATAGTCTGAGAGGGGCACATCATATTGAGTATCATATTTATATGCCTGTGGATCAGAATAAACTTCTGATTCCAACTCATCTACAATGAGTTTAAGTTTGGAGATAATCTTTTTTAGTTTATCCTTTTCCATAAAAAAATGGGAGGTTTCCCTCCCATCATATCAATATTCTGATTGTAAGTCAATCACTTGACATAGGTTTGTCCTCTGTAGCAGAAGGTTCCATGTGTTTCTCCTGCTGATTGATGCACTTTGCATTCAACACCACGATATTTTGTGAGATGAATTTGTGCATCATGGAGGGCAGATGCTTTGTTGATCTGCTTCTTAATGAGATTGAGTGTGTTCATGATAGTTACTCCTGAAGTTGGGTAAATTAACCTTCTCTGGTTTCCCAGGATCCGTTTTCCCGTTCCTTCAGTCGTTTGCGTCCCAGTTACATTCAGGTGTTGCTTCTTGAATTACTTCAATAAGTTCTACCTTTACTTGATTATCCATATTCTGATTAACATCAATGCGTCTGATCATATCAGAAGCATCAGTGCAATGAATACCAGAATAAAGAAATAACTCAAACATGGGATGAACGCTCCGTTCCGCGACTTACTTGCGTCCCCTAAGGGATGAACGACAGGTCTAGTATAGACCTCATGCATTATTTAGTCAAGTTCTTTTGTAATTTGTGATACAATTTAATGAAACATTCCATGATCACTCATGTACTTAAGAGTTTCTTTTAAAGTGCCACGGTGATTCAAACCAATAGCAACCTGAGGATACTCTGCTTCACTTCCAAACTCAGCACGAAACTGTCTATCACTAAAGTCAGCACCCAGTAAGAACTCTCTTACTTGCTGACCACATGCTTCAAGAACCATCTTAGCTCTTTCAGATTCTTGACTACCATTACTGTAAACAAGTGCTTCAATCACGTTGCCTCCAATCATCTGTTTTCTCTTGATGAAACCATTCAACAATTTCATCTGCACTTTGGAACCCTGTTCTATGGTTAGATGGATCAGGGTCCCCCAGGTCCATCTGATTCATAAAATCATCCAGTCCCCCTTCTGGCATGTCAGGATTTCTAGCAGATCTCCTTGCTTTCCTCAACATTTCAGCAGCAGACCTATTTGATTTTGCTAACTTGTTAGCCCAAATCATGTCATCAAGATTTACCTCCTCACCTTTAATAATCCGTGAGCAGATAAACTCAAGTCTGAGCCTGTATTTTGTTGAAAGCATATGGATAACTCTCTTTTGTTTATTTATTTTAAGGGG